CATTTTACAAGTAAAAGTATTAATTATGGTGCTGGAGGTGTTGGATTGATTGGTGACGTACTGTCATCATCTGGCAAACCATCTAAGAAGAAAGGTGGCTCATTTTCTTGAGCTACTAATGTAAGTGTGAAACCACTTAAATCTCCCATTGCAGCACCGGTCACAATTGTACCACCGTTTACTTCTGCACCGTTATTTTTACCGATTAGAAACGCATTACCGTTGTAATCCTCTATTACTATTTGTGGGCGTCCTCTAGAAAGCAATTTAATTTGTTCTTGAGTTGCTATATCTAAAAAAGTAAATGTAGCATTTAAAGTTGTTTCAAAGAATGTCGTTCCGTTCTCTCTGCTGCTAGTTATAGCAGTTTCAAGGCTTGAATTACCTTTGACCTCATATTTATAAAATTCTTCAGATGCATTTAATGTAATCAATCCAGTTCCGTCTGGTTGTAATGCTGCTGTTACATCGCTATAAGGAGCGAAAAAAATGTTACGTATCCCGCCTACTGACGATTTACACGGAATTTTCCTTCCGTTTGTTACTGAACAAGCCATATTTTAAAAGTTTTTTTAATAAAAAAGGGTAGGCAATTTTACCCACCCTTTTAAATTTGATTAGTTAATTATTATGCAGTTTTTCTGAAAACGATGTCAGATACTTGTGCGTAAGCCACGCCACTAGTAAATCTCATTACTACACGAACATTCTGTGAGCCGTCATTCTCTGCCATATCAATAACTCGTACTTCGTTCAAGTCATTTAAAAGACCTGTTCCAAAGAATAAGTTTGATTTTTCAGCTGCGATAATAGTACCGTCAGCAGCACCTCTTGCAGCTACAACTGGAATTCCGTCAAAGAATAAAGAACCTAAAGACTGGTTGTTTCCTTTGTTTTCGTAACCGTTTGCACCCTCGCCACCAGATTGGAAGCCACCTAAAGCACGTGTGTAAGCTCTAATTACATCAGAAGCAGCATAGATAAGTAAATCTTCAGAACCATATACAGCTGTAGGAATAGCGTCTGCAACAGCACCTAGTTCAGAAATTACATTTGCCGATGTAATAGCAGCACCTGTTAAATCTTGACCAGCTGGTAAATCTCCGTCTGCATCTAATAAAGTTCCGAAACCGTTAAACTGTCCGCTAGTTCCTGTATCTCCTGACCAGATATTTTTTTCTGTTCTGTCAGCTACTTTTGCAGCAACGTGAGCCAATACGAAATCAGCAAAGTTTGGTGCTAAGTTGTCAAAAGCACTGTAACCCATTTGCTCAGCTTCCCAAGAAGAATGTAATGTTTTCTTACAAATGTCAAGGTTTACTTGAAATTCTTCTGGTTGTAGAATAGCTTCTGTTAAAGTTAGCGTTCCTTGGTCTGTTTGAAAGTCGCAAGTTGCATCTTTTACGATGTCGTCAGTTGATGCTTTCTGAATTACAGATTTAAATTTTACGTTTGGCATTACGGTAATTAACCCTTTATCCAAAGTGTCAGCAGATAGTAAAGCAGCAGCGATATACTTGCCACTAAATTCTCCAGCATAAGTTGTTGTTAATGATACACTCATTTTATTTAGTTTTTAGTTGTTATTAATTGTTTAATCTTGACATTACTCGGTCAATAGTATGGCTTTTTTTGTTTTTAGAAAGACTAAATTTCGAGATAGTTTTATGTACTTCTGGATTTGATACAATAGGCTCTGCGCTTGGCTCGTTTAATTCAGCTTGTACTTCAACAGGAATTTCGTTTAGTTCCACTTTTTCGTGCTTAGCTAATTCTTCTGTTAAAAGGTTGCCTAAGTCATCAGCACTTAAATCCTCTTTTGGTTCTAGCATTGCTTTGATTTCTTCAATCATATCTTTAACCTCTGCTAGTTCTTCTTTAGTAGCATAGCCCATTTCTTCTTTTTCTTCTTCTTTTGCTTCAACCTCTTCAACCTCTTCTTCGGTTTCTTCTTCAGCTTCAGCGTCTTTGATTTCAGAAATAAGACCCTCTTCGGCAACTACTAATATTTTACCGTCCTCCAATGCATACTCGCCAATAGGCAAAGCAACTTTCTCATCTTCTGTAACGATAAAAACTTCTTTTCCACTTTCAAACGCATCAGCCTCAATGACTGTACCGTTGTCTAGTTTAGCCTGTTCTAACTTAACTTCTTCGTTTAAGTTTAGAACGTCTTTGATTTTTTCTATCACGTTGTTTGATTTCATACTTATATATAATTTAGATTAATTTAATTTGTATTTTCGTTATGCTTTTTTCTGAATTATGAACCACTGCTCCCCATCACTCCATACTTGTATGCCCTCATACGCTTTGTTAATTACATAAGCACTTGAAGAACCGTCCAAAGTATCTCCACCAATAGGGGTTAGATTAGTTCTTGTAGCAGTCGCATATCCACCGTTTGAAATAAACCTTATAATTCTATTTTGACTACTAGCAGCACTAGGCAAATTAAGTGTCATATCTCCGTTCGCACCCTCCCAAGTTAAACGAACTAAAATAGTGTTTTGATATTCTGCATCGCTTAAATTCACAGTAGTATCTTTAAC